TTGTTCTTTGAATTATAAGAGGATCTATAACTGTAGTTGTGCCAGAATCCTCCTTTTTCGCAGTAACACCACCTTCTGCCGAAAGAATACCACCGCCTGTTATTCTTGCAACTTCTGCCGCTGTTGCACCAGCCGTCATGTTTTTAAAAACAAGATCAAAAATTTCTGCTGTACTGGTTACATCAGTCGTAATAGATTCAATCACACTTCCAATTTCGTTATTCGCAGCGGCAGTTTCTGTTGTAAATTCAATTCCAGCACCAATCCCAGCAGCAGGAGTTCCACTTGAAGTTCGTTTAACAGTTACAGGATTGAGAACCGTCGTAGTTCCGCTGTCTTCCTTTGCTAAAGTTGCCCCTGCAGAGCCTGTAACAGCCCCTGTAATAGCCAAAGTGCTTCCTAGAGTAGTTGCCCCTGTAACATCTAGAGTCGTAAAACTAGGATCGGTAAAAGCTCCTGCTACAACTGCCCCTGAACCAGCTCCATCGCAATAAATAATCGCTGATTTCCCATTTGCTAAGGTAAAATTTGCCCCTGATCCCTGTGAAAAAATAACATTATAAGGACCACTAGATCCAGAATCAGTTGTGCTATTTATAACTATGAAAAAGGCTTTGGTAGTATTGGGACCAATTGTAACAGTATTCGCAGCTCCAAGTGCACCTGTAAAATCTAATACACGATACATGCCATCTTGAACATTTGAAGAGCCTGAACTTGGAGAAGCTGCTCTGACAGTTAGAGTATGAGTAGTTCCTGACAAAGCAACAGTGCCATAGGAAGTTATTCGGTCAACAATGTCAAAATTAAAATTACTTGTGGTTCCCCATGTCCCTGACTGATCGCCAGTGGCCATTTCCTCTATGCCAAAGTTTGTTGTGAATGTGCTAACCATCTTAATCTATCCTTATTATCGCTGATGCCCCAGCAGCAGGAAATATTATCTTAAAAGTCCCTCCTGCCACTGTAAAGTCTCCTCCAAAAGCAAGAACCGCTATAGCTTTATCAGAGTTTGTAGAATTATATATAATAGCTCCATTTGCAGTGAAACTTGCAGAAGTCCACGAAGGATCTGCTGCATCAAAATAAGCAGTTGTTGACGATGTTGATACAACTTGAGAAGTTAAAGCAACTCCCCCTGCTGAATAACCTGTTCCACTAATTTCATTTGAAGTAGAATAAGCAGTTGTAGATGCTCCTATTGATGCAGAACTTGTAAAAAGGGCAATTTTTATAGTATCTGTGGCCATTTGATGGCCTTCTTTAAAACATTCCTCTTTAAAACTTGTGCACATTGCTTGAGTTATGGCCATTAGATACCTCCATTATATTCAGAAGCCCAATCCCGAAGCATTTCTTGTTGCATAAACTGAATTGCTTCATCAAACTGGGCCTTATACAAAGTTACAGTTTCTGGTGCCTTGAGAAAACCACTCGCTTCATATAAGCAAGCACTCAAAAGCACATTTTCAGCATTATCTCCTAGCCAACTTGTAGTGTTACCTGAAGAAAGTCCAGTGGCAGGATTAATAACATCAACTTGGTAAGAATAAGTTGAATCTGGTGTTGGTCCAAAAGTGATAGTTGTACCAGAAGTTGATGCTGATTTCGTACTATAAAATAATGGTTCTCCTTGAGTAGAAGGATTTGGCGCATAATCTCTTAAATAAGAGTCAGTTCTATGATCAAGAAATTTAACATTACTAGAAACTGTTATAGAAACTTGCCGGATCATACGAGAACTTGATATGGTATAATCAGCAGTTCCTGCCGCTAAAGTCCCTGTAGAATTTGACCGGAAACAAGGTAAATTTGGAAGACGTTGAAAAATCATTTCTTCTGCTTGATCAATAATAGCATCAATAGAATCTGAAAATTCTGTACTATCATCTTCTATGAAATTCTTTATGTTAGTGGTTAATGCTGAATAATTCATTATTGACCCCAAGAACCATTGCCCCAAGTGCCACCACCCCAGAACAGATCATCAATATCAACGCTTTCTGTCCCAATTGCACCTGTCCCAGCTACGCCTGTTTCAGTTACACTAATATTAACACCATCAGTCTCGCCATATGTTCCAATCGTTCCTGTCCCAGCTACACCTGTTTCAGTTATTGAAGATTCAAATGTTTCTGTCCCAATTGCACCTGTCCCAGCTACGCCTGTGACTTCTATACTAACTTCAATTGTTACAATCCCAGCAAGTCCTTGGTTATGAACTGAAGAAACAGAAATTTCAACAGGAGTTTCTATTGTAACTCTTCCTATTGCTCCTCTGCCTACTATTTCATTCGGTTTATTATAAAGAGTAGAATCTAATTGAGGTTGTGTAAGATTAAAATTAAACCAATCATAATGAAGATTTATTATTATATTTTCAGAATCATTATCTGGGCGAGGCTTAAAAAGAGCTGTAGCATCTATAATATTTGTAGGAGGAGTTAATTGAGGATTCTTAGGCTCATATTCATCAGGAGCTACACGCAAGCCTGTCCATTCCGTTCTAAGATTTTTGTACGGAATACGAAACCCACTACGATCACAAATCGCAACAGCTTTTCTACCTTTTGCATATACCGCCATTAGTAAAAATTCATTCCTGTTGGTTTAATCCTTAAACTTACACTAGAGCCTTCTTCATCAGAGGCAAAATTAAAAGCTCTATCATATAAAGCCAAAAGATCCCCAGATCTCTCTGGAGAAAATTTCACAGCTAATTTGGCAGCAAGACCAGAACACATAGCATCAGCCCAACGATAAGGAACATCTGCATCTTGATTTGATGCCGTAACATCGTCAGGTTGCAGGACTCCATAATATCTTATAGAGTCGCTCGTGTTATCAGGAACCTGCCATACAGTCATAGTCGGAGTGTATAGACGATCAATCATATATTGAGAAGAAACACCTGTATCAGATTTATTTGGTATCTGATTATATTCTGAGATAGCTATTCGGGTCATAGACTGATCAGAAGAAGTAGATCCGGAAACCTTTCTATAAACAACATCAATAATGTCTACGAGTCCTGCTGCTAATGTATAAACAGCCTGATCAGCAACAAGTGTTATAGTCTGATAAGAAACTGTCCAATAATTCCAGCCACGATTAGACCATTCAGAAAATAAAAGATTGAGGCTCCGACGTGCACATTCAGCATGATATCCTGTTCTTGTTTGGGCATCAATTCCGCATTGTTCATAAGCCTCAGCAATTATTTCTTCAACATCTGGCCTAAATGCTACTGTTCCTGAAGTTGCCATTCAGCACTCACTATTAATATTGTTTTATCATCCTAAGAACAATTTGATACGCATCCCCAACAGCTCCTGCTCCTGTCGTTGTAAAAAGAATATCTCCATTTGGACTTGCTCCATAAGAAGTTGTTGAAGGTAATCCTCCAAATTTGGAAAAGTCCTGATATCCCCAATTATCAGATAAATGCATCATAGTAACATCAACAGTTGCATCTGATTCAACAATAACAGTCATTGCTTCTAAGACCCACCAGACTTCAACAATCCTTACAGCACTACAACTTGTCCCAGAAACATTGTTAGCTAAAGCAGAAACGTCCACTTTTGTGACAGCATCTTCATTTCCTCCATCTACATACTGATATTGGAAAGCCATCACAACTTCTCTATCACTTTGATTTATTGTAGTGGATGTAGTGATATCAGCCATAACTATTTCTCCTTAATTAATCCCCTTGATGCCATAGATTTATGCATAGCACTTCCAGGAATAGGAAGTTTTTTCTGCCGGACCTTAGCAGGAGCCTTTTTGGCTCCCGCTTTTTTCTTTTTTAATGCCATGATTCACCTCACACCGGAGAACCATATTGGGTCATACCAGAAGTTATTCTCTGCCCGGCAGCAAAAATATAATCGCACCATGCAGCATCAGCTGTAGTAGTTCCTGACATTGCTGCAAACCATGTTGTCATTGCTGAAGTCGGAATGTTGTCAGTAGTTGTAACTTTTTTCGCTCTATCTACATAAAATTCTACAACCCCTGTTCCTTTCACAATAAAGCCAAGTGTTCGAGTGTTTGTAATATTGGAACTTGATTCAGCACCATCAGCAAAATCAACCCCAGTATCAGTATTTGTTTGAGTTCCTCCACTATCACAATTAGCATAAATATCAGCTGCACCTTCAACTAACAAAAATCCAATCTGGTTGTTTGCTGTAAACGGAACGCCTGTAGCAAATGAGCCATTTTCAGCAAGACCAATGAACATGTCCATATCATCAGCATCAGCTACTGCGACTTTGGATTCAAAGAAAATATTTTTACTGGCTTCAGGCATCCAGACTTCATTTCCTTGAATGGAGCCACCGGAATTATCTGTCGAACCATCACCAGTAGATTTTGCCCATCCACCAACGTGATCTGCGAGAAGAGTTAAAGTTCCACTGTTAAGAACTTCTTTTGTCCAATCATCAGTATCATCAATGTCAATACCGAGAAAATCATCCATCAATGTAAAATAATCAGGATTATTTCCAATTGGCAGGTTCGTAAACCATTTATTTTCAGCCCCGTCTCCACTGTAAAGTATGGGGCCAGAAAAGCGTGATGTACCCATTTTGTTCTCCTATGAGAGAGTTGTTCTTTAGAGTCTTCATAGCGTCCGCTGGGCCAGTCTCTAAAGAAATTTAATCCCAGATAATTTACTTTAACCTTTTGTTCTTAAAAATAAAAGCAGATTTATTAATTTCCTTCTTTCTTGTTAAATAAATTCATTAAGAAATTTTGCAAAACGACACTTATTCCTCCTGTCCCTGTGGCCGCTATTAATGCTCTTTCAGCTGCAGGAGACATAGTTGAAGCAATATTTCTTAATGGTTTTGCAACTCCAAGCATCCCTAGTGCTAGTTCATAAGGATCCCTTTCTACAATTCCTCTAGAGATATCAATGGATGCTGCTAATGGTGCAGCTGGTGTAAAATAAAAAGGCAAAGTGCCCCAGTCCACAACATTCTGACCTGCATCTGTTAATTTTTTAGCAAACCGGACATTCTTTCTGCCATCACCGCCCATTTGCTCAGCAAGCCAATAAGCTATTCTATCTTTGTTCCGAGGAGTATAGGATCTTAAGGATGGTTGTGCCTCTGATGCAAGTCTTCGCAATTCTGCTAAAGACTCTTTTGTAGGGAGAGCACCAATGGGATCTGGTCTTGGATCAATATTTTCTACTGGCAGATATCCACCAACAGGATCAGGAAAGAATCTACTAAAAGTTTTCTCTGCCATAGGGGAAAAGGAGCCACCCGAAGGTGGCCCCAATAACCTTAATCAGCACCTTCAGAACCGAAAACGCCACGCCAGTCAGTCCAGCCGAACGAATACCGTTCACGGACTTTATAACGAACATTGCCAGTTTCGAAGTCGCCTTCCATACCTTTTTTCAAAGGAGACCGAGTGAACATCTTCAATCCGTCAGGAACATCAGTTTTTATAAACCAACGATCTGAATCAGATATCCGACGCATGACATGATAACCATCAGGTAAATAACCACCTGCCCTGATAGCATTAATGTCATTATCAGCTGTTCCTACACGACCTGTCGATTCCAAAAGTCTTTCCGCGGTGAAGACATAAGCACTAGGAATAATTAACCGAGTGCCAATCGCAGCGATCCGTAGACCTCTGTCATCTTTCAAATTGGAAATATTAATCAGAATAGACTCAAGAGAAGTTTCTGAAAGGTCAGCAGCAGTTGCCAACGTATTTGACTGATTGCCAGCACGAGTTGGATGAGAAGCACTCAGGAGTGCAACTGCATCACCACCAGTGTAACTAGCAGACGTTGCGTTATTGAAAATATTTGCAGCTTTGACTTCCTTAGTGGAATTCATTGAGCGTGCAAGTGCTTTCGTATAACGTGCTGCAAGAGAGCCATATTGGCCATCTTCTTCGGCTTCTTCAGTTATTGAGAAGGCTAATGCAACTGTTTCATGCTGATAACGAGCTGTCCATTGCTGGCTAGCTTCATCATAGCTGACTGCTGCACCTTCCGTTTTAACCGGAGCATTGCCGAAACCTTCAAGAAGGACATCTTCTTCGTAGGCTTTTGTTGAAGTGTTAGCCTCAAAAACAGGCTTCCACTCAGGTTGAAATTGATCGTATTCGAGACCGAAAAGAGTGTTCAATCCAGGCTCGAGCAGTTTAGCAAAATTTGCTCTATGCATTGCCATGTCTTAAACCCTCCTAAATACCAGCAGTCTGTTTAAGGATATGCTCATTAATTAGCACCTCCATAACTGCATTGGTCCCTAAAGCATTTTCTGGTTCATCATACAAAGCCATAATTTTGCATGTGGCAGTTCCTGCCGCCATCGTCCCAGAAAGTTCAAAGCCAGATGTCCCAGTTGTGGTCGATCCGGCTCCTGCTACTACATCACAACAGTTTCCAACGTTCGCCTGAGCAGGAGTCCCTGCCGATTGAGCTTTGAAAACAATATATGGATCATCATATATATATGCTATGATATCTGTAGCAGTAGTGCCTGTTGGCCAATACTCCGCATAAACATAGGAGCCGTCTGAAGCTGTATACGATACACCTCCAAATACACCAATGTTTTGCACCTCAGTCGCAGTATGAGGTGTAACATAACCAGCAGCAAGAACGCAGAGATCACCACTAAAGATGTTCTCTGCTAAAGTTGATGCAATGGTGTATTTGTTAGTATATACGGATCCAGTTGCAGACATATGACGTATCGGCACAAACCCAAAGGCTGCATCTACATTAGCCATATTTCTACCTCGTAGTTAAAAGTTAATCTTCCATGACAGCTACATCACTGCCACGACTCACGCTTGATTTCCTATCTTCTTGAATAGGAAGTCCTCCAGCCCTCTCAGTGTTCCGGAGTTCAGTGTTAACGGATTCATTCAATTCCTGTGTCTTGCCTTGATAATAAGACTTCATAGAAGCATGAGTCTCCTGAGGCATTTCACAAAGAATCATCCCTTCAACACCAATACATCCAGTCCACTGTCCGTGGTTGATCGTCGGAATTGGAAAATCACCAACACTATCCGACGCTCGCGGATTCCACCCTTCACGTTGTCGTTTAAAGACATTGTCGGGTGTTTCTTTCCCCAGAATCGAGGTGGCAACCCATCTTTGCACCATTCCTGGTCGAGGAGGCGGAGCGTCAAGCAAAGATGCAGGTTTCCATGCGGTTTCAGCGCGAGCCTTTTGCTCACGAGGATTAGAGCGAGTTTCCTTAGCTCGGACATTACGTTTTTCAACCATTTTTAACCTCCTGCAAAGAATTAATCTCTGTAGCATAAGTTTTTAATGCTTGTTCGTCCGTGAGACCTAATTCACGAGCCATTTGTAATTGATCCTTACTAAGTTTAACTCGGTTCGTCTTCCGGCTCGGACCACCTGCAGTTGGTGCAACTGGCGATCTGCTTTTTGCCCGAGGCCTAGATTCTTCTACTTTACCTCCAGAAATCAATTCTGGAAAGAGTTTTTTTAGCCTTCCGTTTAATTCATCATAATATTCATCAGATTCCTTATCATGCCCTTCAAGGTCTAATTGAACATCAATCGCACGTGCAGCGGCAGTTTCACGATCAAAACCATCTGCATTAAACCAGTTATTTTTCTGCCACCAGCTAATTGCTTTCTGTGGTGTTGGGTCCTGAGCAACCTGAGCTGCACGTCCTACAGTAGGTGAAACAATTTGTTGAGCGGATTGCTGACGTTGCATTTCAGCAACTCTCATCGTTGCTCTCATATCCGCTAAAGTTTCTTGCTGTTCTACCTGCGAAGCTGTATCGCCTTCTTCAATAGCAGTTTGAAGAGCTGTTCTTGCACTTTGGTAACGAGTCTGAAAGTCTTCTTGAGCTTTTTGATTACTTCCAGTTTCTAAGCGATCTATGCGACTTCTTAAAGAACTGGCGTCAGCTCTGGCGGCATCCGCATCTGCTTCCGCTTGCTTGCGTTGTTGAACGAGGGAGCTAATCCTTTTTTGGACTCTTTTGCTAAATTCCTCGTCTTTTTCAGAGGTGGCTGTAACCTCCTCTTCCTTTGGTTCTTGTTTTTCTTCAACTTCTTCCTCCTCTAACTCTATTTCAAAAGGAGCATTTGCTAGTTGCTCTTCTAACTCTTTCTTTTCATCTTCCATTTTAATCTCCATGGGTGCGAGCCAAGATTATGCCGCATAGGTTGATATTTCACAATTTTCAGGAATAATTGCTGTAATCTCATCATCATTAAGCAAAAGCAATTTCTGATTATCAATAATGAGTTTTTGACCAGCATATCTCCCAAAAGTTACATGATCATTGATTTTAGGCCAAGTGCCTTTCCAAGCATTGCCTGTTTCGCGATCATGATAGGCTAAATCGCCCATTGCTAGAATATTTCCGTGTGCTACAAGGTATTCTTCAGCATCAACAGTCTCATCTGGTAAATAAATGCCACCAGAAGTTTGTTTTTTGGGCTCGATAGGTTGCACGAGTACTTTCCAGCCAACTGGCTGGGGAACATGGGGATGGGCCATGATTAATCATCCTCTCT